TTTAGTATTCATGCACTGTTCTGGATTAATTGATCCGTAAGAAATTATTTCTTTTCTAGAATCATTCCAAATTACAAACCAAGTTTCTTGATCTGGGTAACAAATTTTATCTGCCATTTTTTTATTTTTTAAAGTATTAATTATTAATTATTGATTATTTGTATTTATTTTTTAAATTCCACCACCATCAACAATAGTCCAACCGTATGTATTGATTAATGTGTTTCTAGCCGCCTCTGCTTCTCCACCTAGTGTGTATTGTGAGCCACCCATGTTTAAAGTTTTATTTGATAACAATGATTGAGAAGACCAAGATATTAAAGTTTCATCATAATTTGCTTGTGAAATACCAGTTGCGTTTGGTAGAATAATAGGCGAGCCAAAATTTACAGTTGTCAAATCCCAATTAGCTAAAGAGTGATTAAACATGTCACAATTATTCAAAACATTTTCTAAAATTGGACCTACATATGTCCAACCCCCAATATTAGAATTAAACTTTCGACAATTATTAAACGTGGCTTTAAGTCCATTTATATTTAGTACTTGAAAAGTCCAATTTTCAATACCATTTAAAGTTTCTAGATTAACGCAGCTTTGAAATGCAACTTCAGCCTCAGTAACATTGGAAACATCCCAAGTAGATACATCCATACTAATTAAGTTCGGGCAATTGTAAAATGAAAATTTTAAACTGTTCATTATACTAAAATCTGGTGTATCTATTGCAGATATATTAGTTATATTTTTACATTCAAAAAAAGAATTTTGAAGGCTAGTCCATTGGCAAGTACCCCAGTTTTTAATATCTAATAATTTTAGTCGATCACCAACATATCTGAATTCGATTTTACCACTTACAGCAGTAACTTTTACATCATAGGTTCCTGCAGATGGATAAGTGTGTGTTTGTGTATCTACTAAACCTGTTTCTACAGAACCATCACCCCAGTCAATGTCGTATGTTCCTATCCAAGGTAAAGTGAATTGGTTATCACTAGAAGACCCAGCATTATCAGTTTTAACAGAAATTACAAACTCAGGTACTACTGCCTGTCCTCCGTCTGTGATGGTCCATCCGTATGTATCTATAAGTGTTTGTCTTGCTGCTGCAGATTCGTATGAGTATTGTGAACTACCAAAATCAATTGTTACGTTATTTTGTAAAGTTTGTCCTGCCCAACTAATTAATGTTGCATCATAATTAGCTACAGACATTGCTCTATTATCAAACCAAAAACTCCCTGCGTATGTCATACTTGTAGGTGTCCAATTAGCTAAACTAATATTTGTTTGTCCGTAAGCATTGAATTGACTAAAATTAGATACATTAGATATATCCCAGTTTTCTAATCCACTATTAGTCATAGCTAGCGGGTTAAAGGTAGTATTCATACTAGTTACATTACTCACGTCCCAACTCCCAATGTAAACATTTGCCATTTGAGTTGTTCTGTTAAACATCCAGTTCATATTAATAGCAGATGACACATCAAAGTTATCCATGTCTGCAAGATCTCCACCATTATCAAAGTTGCCGCAAGCTCTTAAAAAGTTTGTAAAGTCTGTAACATTACTAGTGTCCCAAGTTGATATTTTATTCCTCCAATCACCATAATGAGAGAAACCAGCCATGCTTGTAACATTACTTACATCCCAATTTTGTACGCTTGAATTATAGTGATAACCAAAATTACCACCAGACGCAAGATAAACAAAAGAAGTAACATTTGATAGATTAGGTAAATCAGTCGCAGTTAATGCTGTAAAACCTGAACAATTCCTAAACATACTAGTCCAATCTTGCCAAACTATAGTACCCCAATTTAAAACATCTCTTAGTTTTTCTCTATAAACATCATCAGTGATGTTCTGCATGTTCATGTGAGGAAAATTACCAGTAATCTTAGTTATATGATCTCCTGCATCAGCATAAATATGAGATATATTAGCATCAGTGTTATAACTCTCAACTGTACCATCACCCCAATCAATAACATAATCAAATGTTCCATCACCAACTCCTATTTGTATTTCTTCATTAGGCGTAGTAGTTTCCCACTTTAATGCAAATTCAGGTGCTACTCCTTGTCCTCCGTCAGTTATTGTCCACCCATAAGTGTCAATTAATGTGTTTCTTGCAGCTGCTGCCTCGTATGAGTATTGTGAACTACCGAAACTTATGCTTACATTATTTTGAGGTGTTTGTGCTGCCCAACTAATTAATGTAGCGTCATAATTAGATGTAGACATCCCAGCACTCAATAATAAACCTTGTAAACCCCACGATGGAATGTTTTCTATATTCCACCCAGCTAAAGAATAGTCAAAAGATGCTACTCCCCTAAGAGCCCCAACCATTGTAGTAATATTACTTGTATCCCAGTTACCAATAGGCTGATTAAAATTTTTATTATCATAAAACATATAGTTAAGTGATACAGTACCACTAATATCCCATTGGTCTATTTGAGAATTAAATCCAACCTTCTGATAACTAGCATAAGCCATGTATGCAAAATTTGAAACATTACTAACATCCCAATTATTTAGGTTTACTTCAAGTGGAACATCAACAAAAGTATTAGCCATGCTAGTTACACTAGATAAATCTGGAGAATCAGATGCTGACATTTTGCTTAAATTTTCACAACCTTTAAAAGCAGCCTCCATACTAGTCCAAATACAAACACCCCAATTTTTAATATCCAATAACTTTAATCTATCTCCCGTACCATTAAATAATATTCTACCACTTACAGCCTTAACTTTTACATCATAAGTACCTGCTGAAGCATACGTGTGAGTTTGAGAATCAGTAACATTTTCTTCTTTGGTTCCGTCTCCCCAATCTATATCATAGGTACCTATCCAAGGCAATGTAAATTGATTATCCAGAGACGTACCAGTATTGTCTGTTTTAACAGAAATTATAAAATCAGACTTAATAAAAGAGGCCTCAATAGCTCCCAAGTATGCAACTGATAATTCTAAATCTCCAAGATATCCTTTGTTTATATCTATGTTTGCTATTTTTAATGCCATAATTTTATGCGTCTGTGATTATATAAAAAGTTCCTGACACAGGTGTTCCTGCATCATACTGAGCCTGAGTTAATGATACTACTTTTGAGACAATAGTGCTGCCCTCTGGCTCCTCACTTGTGTCTGTACCATTTGACATTACTACCATTTTTCCTCCTACAGATAAGTAAGTTTTTTGAGATTGCGTATCATAAAATGTAGACCCTTCTGTTAGAGTCTTCATTTCATTTGTTTTTCCGTAATACTGATTCTGCGTTTGTTTCATAATTTTTTAATTCAATTAGTTGTTTGTATTTGTTTTTTTAGCCTGATCTTTTTTTATAGCTATTTCTTTATCTCTTCGAGACATTAGATCATTGTGTTTTGACATATCATTCGACAAAGCTTCTTTCTTTATTCCTAGTTCAGCTTCAAACTTTTCAAACTCTTCACTATCAGCTTCAGCGGAGATAACCCCTCTTTCTTCTTGATCTATTCTAAGCCTATCGGTCTCTGCTTTAAGTTCAGCAATGTATCTTTGAGTCTCGTCAGTTCTGTTAAACTTTTCTAAGTCTATTCTTTTCTGAGCATCATCCATTGCCATGGCTTGAGCTCTGTCAGCTTCCATTTGCTTGTTCTGTGCTTCAGCTTGTTGAGATTGATTCTCTTTCATTTGCTGCTCATCCTTCTGAATAAGTCGCTGTATTTCTCTTACTGATGGTGAATTGAATATCTTGATAGCTGTAGAGAAAGATAACATTTGGTTTTGTAATCCCATTTGTACCATTCCTTCCAATCTCTGCTCCATTCTGTTAATCTCGTCATCATTAGAAACCATTAAGCCATACTCTTCTTCTGCAAACTTATCTCCATCTATATCTGCTAATTGACGAGTCATATCGTCAGCAATATAAGAGAATCTAAGTGTCTGACCCTTTAGTGCAATCTTGGCAGTCTCCAGTAATATCTGAAAACATCTTTTCTTGCAGTAGTCATGCATAGTGAATATTTCTTCTGTAATATGATTGGACTGGCTAACTGCTCTTTCTACACCGCCAACAGTCTCCCTATTCTCGACTTGTCCTAGACGCTGTCTAGAAACACCAGTTATTTCGTCCATTTGAGCTTTTGCAAACTCCATCATTTGTATGTGTGTCTGTATGAAGTCACCTACCTTTTGCTCTAGTACTCTACCTGTTGTATTTCCTACTGAGCCGGCAAGCCTTCCTTTGGCCATACCTTTTTGTCCTTCTTTAAAACTATCTACTACAGAAATACCAGACTTTCGTGCAAAGTATAGCCATTTGCTTACTGACCATCCAGTAGGAACCTTTGCTAAGTCTAGCTCAACAATTGATCCCATGTATTTAGATAATGCTTCATTTACTCTGTGCCAAGAAATATCGTAAAGATATTGGAATGGCTTAGCTCTGTCAACCAAAGTTACTGACTCTTCATCAGATGTATTGTATACTTGACCAATGATTCCACACGAATTAAAACTTGGTTGGTCCATTCTGTTGTACTGTATCTCTCTTGGCTTAATCTGCAAATAAGTATCTTCACCTATTTTAACACCTTTCCACCATTGTGGAACCCAAAGTGTTTTGGCTACTTCACCCATTTCTTTATTTATTATGTAATCTTCAGATCTGAATTTAGTTTGCTTTTTACCAAGCTCATCAAAGTATTCAACCTTGATTATTTTCTTCATAGATCTCCAGAACATTCTAAGAACTCTTATGTTTCCCTGCCCGTCAGTATATGCATTTCTACCTTGAGAATCTGGAGATGAAAACACCCCGGTAGACTCTATATAAGCATCCATACTTTCTTCTTGTAGCATCTTCATTCCGTGAATATCATCTACTGCTAGACTTACTCCATCAGAATCTGTCGTACTACCTGTGAATTCTTGATCATCTAATTTCTTAGTCTCAATTTCTGATAGATCATTGTAGAATGTATCCTGTATTTTTCCTGGACTCCAGAAATCATCTAGTACGATAACATCTGAGTCTTCTATTTTGTTAGAGTTACCACCACGAAGCGTGTGTACCTTCAATGGATTAAGTCTCTCGAATGTTACTGCTCCATTCACAATGTCAAACATGTAAACTTCTTCTCCCATTATCAAGGCATCTTTGAAACCTTGCTGGAAAATTATTTTCATATTCAACTTAGAGATATAGTGCTTCATCAATAGGTTAGCTCTCTTCTCTCTAATGTCTTGGTAGTCAAAGTTTATGTAGTCAGCATACTTTGCTAACTCTTGCTCTAAGTCTTCGTCAGAAACTTCTGACTGAAGCATTTCCATTAATCTTTGATCAACTAATTTTTTTGTGTCTTCTTTTATTTTAGACAGTGTGTCTGGGTTTATAATACTAACACTCCAGTCAAACTTTCTTCTTTTCTCTTCCCCCACCAATACATTAACTCTAGGAGTAACGATTGGGTAGTGTTGAATAGCATCGGGCACATGGTACTTTTCCATTCCACCAGGATTAAGAATTAACTTCATGTCTTTGACGTCAACCTTACCGTTGTATAGGTTTAAATTTATACGCTTGTGCTTGATCTTTCTTCTAATGTTACTGTTATTCAAATAACTATTCTGGTCAGCCCAGTCTAAATGATCTCTTCTCCATGCTTTACCCTTTTTATTGTAGGGAAGCTTTTGAGCAGGAAAGTTCTTATTGTCTGTCATGTTTATATTTTATTGTTTCAAATTTACGAAATTATTTGTATTTTTTTATCTATATATTATAGCTAAAATCCAAGATCTGGATATTCCGGCTCATTGCCCATTTTCTGCATAGCTTTCTGCCAGTTTTGATCTAAGAATGGATCATCATGAAAGTAAGTGTTTGTATCTACTTCTCCTTGATCTTCAAACTTACTTGTGTACTTAGCTCTATCCTCTCTAAGTATCATTACCATGTCCATGGCAGAAACCCTATCCGTGTTTATGTCAGGATTCCAGGCTATACATTCTCTTACGTAACCTATACTTCTAATCCTTCTCAAGTTAGGTATCTTCATCTCTACAGTTTTACCTGTATCACTATCATATCTCTCTTGCTCGTAAGGAGTAAGCATCCATGTTCTCTGCAGTGTCTTACCTAGCTTAATAACATCAGCTGTAGTTCTAGTACCTTTTGCTCTGTTACCAAACAAGTTAGACTTAACAATATCCATATCTCTAAGGATCTCTGGACTGTCTGCTAACAAATGCAGTGCGTGGTTGTTGCTAAAGTAAGAGAACAATCCTTTAAGGTTATTCTCGTAGTTAGCCTGAGCATTATAGAATGAAAGCAATCTTATACATGTCTCATAAAACTCATTAGCGAGTTGTGGCCGGCCAGTATATTCTGCAACTATGTTGTCTGTCCATAAGTCAAACACCATTATTGACGCAAGTGATCCACCAATGGTGTAATCATTATCAATAGGGTCAATCCCGGCAATATATCTATGACTAAACACATTACCATCTCTATCCCTGTTTGGCATTTCAAAAATCTCCACAGCTCCATCAGATGATGAACCTCCTTTAACTTTGTAAGGAAACTCACGTATTGGTTTAGCATCAGGTGTGTTACGCCACTTAGCAATTCCGTCATCACCATACACTATAGTTCCCTGATAGTGGCTTGATAAGAATGAATCTATTTCTGGTGCAATATCTTCTAAGTAATCTCTTAGGTCTGCAACAGGAAATGCAACACCCTCTGTACGCATTATAGCTTCCTGAGGAGTAATTGGTTCTTCTGCTTTTGTTTGTACAATTGTATTTACATCAGATGAGCCATACTTTACTTTAGTTCTCTTTTTGTTTATTTCTATAAGTGCACCAATAACATCACTGTTACCATTCTTATCCATCTTACCTCTATAGTTGAGGTATGTTCCAAAGAAAAATGCACAATTGTTTTTTCCGTTTGTGTTCTTGTCAAATACGTTAGGTATAGAGTGTATGTTATAACCTGCTGAGTTATAGAAGATTTCTTCTAATCCTTCAAAGGCTCCACCTTCAACACCCCCGGTACCACCAGCCATCATAAATCCAAATGCAAATCCAGACTCTTCTACTGATGGTTGTGCAATTTTCCATGCGGTTAGGAAGTCATCAAACTTACCTGCTTCTTCCCACAAAACTAAAGATCCCCTTTTTCCACGTGCTTTCTGTGCATCATTTTTAAGTGTAACACCCATCACTTCGTTTAGTACACCTTTCTCTGTACCAGTCTTATTGTCCTTGAACCCCATTCTCCAGTGCATATCATTCAAGGAATCCTTAAGTGATCTTGTCTTTGGCCATGGAGTATGTGTTGCATTCCAATCAATTACACCAACAAACTTATTTAGTACACCATCCTTTATCAGGTATTCTTTTTCATTTGCAATTGCAAAAGACTTTACTTTTTCTTTAGCTTTTTCAGAATCACCTAACACAAAGTTTCTTGCCAACATGTTGCTAGCTTTTACTGAGTACCCACAACCCCTTCTTTTTAAGTTTGCACCGTGCATACCTAAAGCTCTACATTGTTCTACATAGTGAAAGAACCAGTAATCTGCATCGTATACATATGCAAAACCCTCTAGCCTATCAGCTTTCTTTGTACCCTTTATAATTTCTGCTCTAAGTAGTGGTGCATAGTTTAACTGAAAATAATAATTCCCAGGTATCCACTCTCCATCACTTGGCCTAACCATTCCTTCTCTACAT